GCCTTGATCCCCATGTTGCGGAGAACCTTCATGGCATCGAGCGTGAATCGCACGGCGATGTTGTGCCCGTCGATGTTGATGTCCTTCGAGCCCTTGGGCAAGACCTTCCGGACCAGCTCTGGGTGCTTGAGTTTGAACAGCACCGAACAGGATTCTGGATGGATGATCATTCGTCCATCCCCCTCCCAACGCATGCAGCAAGAAGCAGCACCACATAGATGTATGCTGCGATCCCCACGATCGCCCAAAGCGTATCGCTCATATCGCCCATATCGCCCCCAAAGCATGAAACGCCGGTTCAATCCTTCCGACATCGTCGACGCCACGGATGACCAGTACGAGTGCGCCCGCGCGCTTCATCGCTTCGATGGTCAGCTCCTGCCGGGCGGTCAGCATGCCGACTTCCGACTTGGCCTCGATGGCGAAGAATTGCCCGTTGATACACCCCACGTAGTCCAGCGTTGGTGAGCCCATGCCGTTCTGTACAGGCATGTGGTAGTACGCCCCCAACCGTTTCAGCTCGCGGCTGATCGCGGCTTTTACCTTGCCTTCAGGTGTTGCCATGTCGTTTTCTCCCAAAAATAAATCGCCTTGCACCCTATTGACATCCCGTGCACCATCCATCACAATGCCCCCGTTCTCTCCCTGGAACAGCGCCGAAGCCCCCTCCCTCTTCCGCGCACCTGGCGCCCCGACGATGCCCCCCTCGTCGGGGCGTTTTCTTATCCGCGTTTCGGTCGCCAGTTCTCGCAGCTCGTCACCGGGCACCATCCGTTGCACAGGCCGGAACGTTTCGGCGGGAAGACCCCCGTCTTGAACGCAACCTTGTACTGGGTAAGCAGTGGGAGGAACTCCTGCCACATCTGTGCCTCCTGCTCACGTGTGTAGACCGCACTGTCGATCTCGTTGGTCTTCAGCCAGATGAAATCCGTCTTGCATTGGTCGATCTCCGGGAAGTGCGCGAAGATCAGGAGTGCAGACAGCTTGAGCTGCCGACTGTCGGGCTTTCGCTTGCCGGTCTTCCAGTCCAGTGCACGGGCCCGGGTGTCCTTGATCAGGAGTGCGTCGATGATCGCCCGGCACCACACTTCCGGCGCATCCCACGCGCAGGGCTTGAACGCCTTGTTGATGGCCAGCGCAAGCTCGGGGTGTACGACGTCGGCCTGCATCTCGAACAGGGTATCCAGCCACGGGATGGCAGAGGTGAAGTTCGGAGCGTTCGTCGCGATGAACGCCGCCGCCTCCTCGGTGAGCGGGGTCCCGTTCCGACGTTTGATGTCGTACTCGAAGTACTTGTGGACCTGCTCGCCCCATGCCGCGGCTACCCCCTGGGTGTCATGCACGCTTTTGGCGATCCGCTTCTCGTAGTACGCCCGGGGGCACGATTCGAAGTCACTCAGCGATGAGTGACTCCATGCTTTTGGCACCATCACTTCCCTTTCTTGATGGACCCGTCCGCGTTGCGCGGGTAGCTCCTATTGTCGTGTGCCGACACGGCACGAAGGTTCGATGCGGCTGTCGGCGACCCGCCCTTGGACAGCGGGACCTTGTGGTCCACATCCTGCCCTGGGGCGACCATTCCCTTCTTGACCATCATCCGACGGGCACGGTTGCGCGCGGCGCGGCGGGCCCGCTCCCCTCTGGCGATCGATGTTTTCAGTTCCTGTGAGTAGTCCCGCTTGTAGTTAGGCGACGACGGCATCGTGGGCTCCTTCAGATTCGCGGACTTCGAGGATGTATCCATACTGCTCCAGCAGGGCCGGAGTCAGCCGACGCTCGAAGTGGACTCCAGTCGCTCCCAAGAGCTTCAGGGTCAGTGACTGGTCCTCGTTAACGGTCCGTTCCAGTATCCGGAACTCCAGCCCGGGCTTTTTGGTACTGACCAGGTAACGCAGTTTCATTTTACACCTCCAAAGGGTTTGAGGCGGTCGATTACTGCGTCCACCTCGGCAAGAAGTTCAGGGCACAGCTCGGCCTCCGTTGCAGCGATACGGGCCCGATGCGACCGGCGAAACCCCGTCCAGAACCTCAACTGGTCCGCGGGGGGCAGCGAGTCAAGGAATGGTACCAGCCCACCAATTCCGATGACTTGTGGCATCATGATTCTACTCTCCGATGGTGCTTGTTCGAGTTCACTGGTACTATCCTTTCGTGGACGATGAAATAGACCGCCGCATCGGCAGTATAGAGACCAAGCAGCAACTGCGTGACGCCCGGTGCGCTGCGTGCCGAGCAAGGTCGCGAAAAGAATTCAGGATAGCGCGCGACGTGCGGTGGCTGGCGGTCATGGCGGTTGTGTTGATGCTTGTGTGCATAGCGCTGTCGCTTTCGTAGCGTCATGATTTTGCTCTCCCATAGGATTTGTTGTGGCCCCCCTCAGAGTTGAGAGGGATGTCAGCGCCCCAAACTGGCGGCTTTCTCATTTCTTCCAGCATGTACTCCGTTGCGTCCCTGGCATCGTCGGCGGCAGCCAATGTAACCGCCTCGTCATGCACAGACATGACTACCGGGAGGTACCGGTTGATCTCGATCGACTGGTCCATGACGATTATGCGGGCAAGCGCCTGTATGCAGTGCTCCACCGTCTTGGCCCCATAAATCCTCTCCCTTGTGCGGCCGTTGAAGTACGACCACCCATCCCTGTCCTTCTGCAGGTCGGGATACTTGATCGCCATCCCGTTGGGGAGCCGCAGCCCCCCGGCGCACGTGACGATGACCCCCCGTGGGTCCACAGCGAACCCCTCCCGTCCGGCCGCGAGGTATTTGAGCGCGTCAGTCGCCCGGTCCCACAGGCGGACTACCGCTGGGTGCGCAGAGCGGTAGGTATTGGTGATGGCAAGCGCCTCATCGATCGGCACTACCCGCCCCACTTGCGTACGTGCGGCAGTCGCGAACTTGGCATGCCCCATGCCGTATCCTAGCCCGAGCTTCGCGGTCTTGCCCATCTGACGCTCTGCCGGGTCCTTGGACTTCGATATTTCCCGCCCGTAGATGCGCCCGGCCAGGACGCAATACACGTCAGGACCGACACCCGCGTCATAGTTCCGGTAGACCTGGACGGCGTCTTCCTGCATGGCTAGCCAGTCAAGTACTCTGGCTTCAATGTTGGAGGAGTCCCCGACGCAGATTTCCTCGCCGTCAGGTGCCTCGATCGCGTCACGGATTTTCCCCTTCCGCCCGAGGTTCTGCCAGTTCAATCTGTCGCCCCCGCTGTTATGAACGAGCTTCCCGTTGGCTACGAACCTATTACGCGGGCCGCAGTCCTTGATGTCGTACACGCGGGCGACCTGACGGGTGCTTTGGTCTGGTTCTAATTTCGTCATCACTGAGTCCCTTATTTATCCAAGTACGTATGGTTTCGTAGCATAAGTCCGGACGAACCGTCTCCAAGTTGCGAATTCGGTCCCCATACACCGGCCCCCAATACTTCCGCTTATTGTTCGCCTGCTCGGTCCGAGAAGCCCATCGAAGGTTCCCTGGGGCATACCCCAAGCTGTTGTCCGTCCTGTCAATGGACGATCCTTCCGGACGAGCCCCCAGATTGTCCATGACCCATCTCGCCATGGACGTAGCAGAATCAAAGTCGAAAGTTATCCCGCGTCCGCCGTAGTTCGCGTATGACACATTCTTGGGATTCGCACACCGGTCCCTCGCCACTTGGCAGCACCTACGCAGCCTAGTCCATTCTTCGGGCACTGCAATAGCCGCTTTTGCACGAGCTATCATGTGTGCATGATGCCCATTCCACTCCGGGCGCTCCATAACCGCCTTCATGGTATGCTTCTGTGTGCAGCTTCGGCACCCATATGGCTGACCCGCCAATATGTCGCTGACTCGACGGGACTCCTCAACTCCACAGCTACATCGTACTAGGGCTTTCCCCTTTGTCGACCCGTCCCACTGCACCAATACCAGGATGGTCCGCGCGAGGGCGCATTCCAACCTTCGGCGTGTACCCTCTCTGCATTGCCTCAGATAGTTCGATCTCTCCATGCTGCTCCTCCACATAAATACGATGGTCTGGCGTCCCAGTAAGTCCGCCGTACGTGATTACTTCCCGCTCCCCCTGGTCAGTCAGCCCACCGTGGGGGACGAATTCTTCCCCGTCCCACACAAGGTCATGGAGTAGTAGTGAAGGCAACAGTATATCCAAAACTGCACCGTCGCGTAACACCGTTATTTCTGTGTCCCCAGTTAAGCAGTGCCTGCCCGTTTGGTCTGCCCCATAGTACTTGAGGTACACCGGGGCGGTGTGGCGCGTCGCCATGTCCAACATTCGGATCGTTCGTGACTCCTCGATCGTGGTCTTGTTCTTCAGCCGGGCGGCGATCAGCGCCTGTACGTCTTCGTCAGGGTGCTCCGCCAACGCCTCCATTTGCGTATCTGTCTTGGCGAACGCGAACGCAACCTTGCCGGTCGTTGGACTGATCTTGGTTGGGGGGTCGACACCCAGTGCCTCCAGCGCGAGCGCGAACTTGGCATCGCTCCGCACGTCAGCGAGCTGGATGCCTGCGCGCAGGAGCGCGGTCAGCTTGTCCGCCTGTACGCGCTGAAGGTGCTCGGTAAGCACCGCGCTGTTCAACGTAATTCGAGGTTCGGTGAACATTCGAATCGTCATGTCGATGAGCTTCAGCTCCCCCTGCTGAAAATGCGGGAGGAGCTTCGTGAACAGCGCGTGCTCCAAGTCACAGTCGTTGACGCAATACTCTCCGTACTCGTACAGGAACGAATCGGTAAAGTCTCGGCGGCGGAACCCCCGGGCTTGGAGAACCTCTTTCCCCTTCACCCCAACCCCGAGGCGTTCGGCCAGCTTGGCCAGTGCAAGGCCGGCCTTGCCGCCCAGGACCGCCCTTGCCATGGATAGGGTGTCGAACCATACCTTCGGATATTGGCTGTAATGGTGCGACAAGATCAGCCCATCGAAGTGCGCATGATGCGCGAGCACGGCGCAGTTGTGCACGCCGATGCGGTCGAGTTCGCGGGGGACATCCGGCCCGTCTACCCAGTACCCCGGCTCGTCGTTGCGCTTGAATCCGCACAGGATGGTCTCAAACCGTGGATCGCGGATATAGGCCTCCGTGGTCATGCTGGACAGGGTGTAGTCCGGTCCGTAGTACGTCTCGAAGTCGAGCGTGTAAAGGTCCATCAGTTACCTTTCAAAAGCGGATGGATGGCGTCAACGATGGCGTCGAGCGTATGGTTCGTTTGCCCCATCGCCCATACGCTCCACCCATCCTCGCCGATCTCGTCATCGTCTGGTCGGTCAGTGTGACCTTCAAAGTACGACGCGAGGGCGATCCCGACATTGTCAGCCGGCACCATATCCCCCGCGTTGATCTTGGCAATCAGGTTCCGTAGTTCTTCCTTGGTCATTCAACTCTCCGGTGTTAGGTGGGGCGGCAGGTGCTGATCTCCTGCATGTGATCTTGCATCTGAATAGTAACGATGCTTGCCGCGTGGTTTCCGGGCTTTGGGGAGCCACATCCACGTTTGACCTTTTCCAATTCACTGACCTGTGCCCGAACCCCCTAGCACATCGTCGTCAAAGTCAGCGTATCAGCCTACGCATTCGCCCCATAAGGGTGCCAGCCCAATGCTTTTGCAGTTTTTCCCGCTGCAGCGTCTCCTCCTTTCTTCAAGAAGTTGACGGCATGGGCCGGCGTGATCGGTTCAGAGGGTGCCGTCTTCGGTAGGTTTCGGCTCCCACAACTTTCCCTTCATCCCGCACGGCGCGAACCACTTCTTTCCTCGCTCATCCCGCGCACGCATACAGATGAAATACGTTGCTCCTGATAACGCCCATGAATCGCGCTTGTTTACCTCTGGGTGCGTGCAGCATAACAACCACGCACTATCTGGCTCAGGCATCGAGTGCCGGCAGTCCCTGCAGAATTTCACTTCCATCATTCTTCCTTCTCTGTAATCCCCCACAGCGAGGGGGTGTGATGCACTGGGTCTAGGTCACGTATCTGCAGGACTTGGCCTTTCTTATGTAGCGCTCGCAAGGCCCGCAGGACGCTGTCGTAGTTGAGGTCAAGGTCCTTGGAAATTTCGCTGGGGGTCACCACGACGCCAGACCCAAGGTACTCCAGTATACGCGGTTGCACCGATCCGTATTCTGCACGCCCATAGCACATTCGATCCGGTTCGGCGCCTACCATCTCCGGCGCGATCACCTGCCGGGGCCTTGGCGGTACCGGCAATGGGCGGCCATATAAAAGGCTCGCAAGTAGGCTCATCCTAGCTCCATGTTCTCCGGCCACTGGCCGGTTAAGCTGTATATCGTGACGTACTCCTCGATCCTATCGCACAGTTTAGGGATATTACGGTTCCATGCGCGGCCCATAACGTTCCGCGGGAAGGCGTAAATAAAATTCGAATACTCCCCCATGGTCACATGCAGGTCCCAGCATTCCGTCATTCGAAACTCGGAGCGTATGCAATCCAGCATAGTGTCGAGTCGTTTCACCTCGATAGCTCTACCGTCGTTATATCGGATTCTGTAATTCTCCCCAAACCCGAAGTTGTGTATATCCGATAGACTGTGAGGCTCAATGCCACGTTTCCGAATGTCAAGTCCTAGGGAGTGCTCCAGCTCTACAAGCATCACGGCGGCTCTCCAGTTCCAGGTAAATCTGTAACGTATGGCTGGCCTTGCGAATATCGGCCATGCCCCCCTTGTCGGCCTCCCGGGCGAGGTAGGCCATGACGGTCAGTTTCATTGCTCCCTTCAACTCCTCGGGAGTGAGTTGGTGGAACGCAACCTCCCACGGCTGGTACGCGCCCATCTTGATGTAGTGGTCCCCACCCTCCTGCATGGAAAGTGCAGCGTTACTGTCCATTGGTCGCTCCACGGTGAATCGGGCATGTCGCAAGTGGCACAGTGAACCCGAAACCGTTGTCTGCCCGGTAGATTGTCGATCCGTACCCGGCTAGCACGCATATGTCGCGAGTGTCCAGACGGGTCGTGTGAAGGAACTGGCATGTCTGCCCGGCTCTCGCGTCTCGGCAGCATGTCGGCGATCCGTTAGGTGCGAAGAATGCTTGGACTTCCAGGTTGATGGTCTTCATTGAGGTCTTTCAAATAAGAGTCCGCCCCATAGGGGCGGTATCCATGGCGGATGGCAAATTCGCCGATGATCGGGTTGTGCACGCACTCCAACATCAAGTACTTGAACGGGGTATCTGCAAGTGTCCGCTCCACTTCAGCGTGCCATTCGGAGAACCTTCCTCGTCCGTACGGCGGCACGCCAACAACGGTGGCGATGTCGAAGACCGGTACCAGCTTGCCGTCGACCGTTCGGGTGCTTTTGCGAAGGTACGCATCCAACCCCTCGAAGCTGATCCACATGTTCCTGAGCGGGTTCGCTAGGAACTCCTTCATCAGACGCTGGTCCTCGCTCATACCCCCTCCGGCGTGTCTTCGTCGGCCAGCGTAGTCCATCCGTGGCGTTCAACCGTAGCAGTTCGGTCATCGCTCCCGTAGGAGATTTCCACCCACTCTAGGCGTGAGCTTCCGCCGGGGTATCGGCACGTGTCCAGCCACTTGCAGAAGGCCGATCGTTTGGTGTCTCCCTCGATGCTCTCGGCCCAGCCCTCCTTGCTGCCGTCCGGGCACACGAGTATGCTGCGGTAGCCGTTGTGTATAGCTTCGCTTGGACCGATTACTTGTAGCCCGAGCCGGGCTGCCTCTTCTGCGGCGACGTCGATGTGCCCGTCATCCCAGCTCGTTACCACAATTGCATTATGTCTTATGTATCCCATCGCTTATACCCCGACCCCTTGACCACCTATCATGGCCAGCCCGTCGCGCAGCCGCTGCAACGCCATGCCCACTGGGATCATGCCGTACCGTCGCTTGATGAACTTGTACACCTTGCGATTGGAGTGCTTGGGCAGAACTACGGTCTCGGGGGTGAACGAGCCTTCCGGTGGATTCAGGTAGTCGCGGTGCGGGTGATACCCGGCGAGTACTCGAAATGCCTTTGCTTTCTTGCCTCTCATACGTTACTCCTTGTAATGGACCCAAAGGTCGATAGTGAAATTGGCCAGATCAAATGTGTCGCCCGGGCGTAGGCACAGCCGGTGAAGGGTAATCACCGGATGCCCCCTGCCATCAACCAGTACAACTTCGAGCACGACGTTGGTACCCTCGACCTCTACAACCTTGATCCGTGGGGTAGAGGGTACCGCCGTTTGTGAATCACGCACATCAGAGAACAGCCCGTCCATCAGTCGAACAACCCAAGCTCTCTTGCGATGTAGTCCGTCATGTAGTACTTCCCACACTCGTGGGCGTTAGCGGTCGTCAGCATCACATCCCACTCGTCCATCATGCCCATGAGCTTGCGGCACCACTGGTTTGAAACGCTGCCCGTATTCTCCCAGTCCTCACCCGCAATGCACTCGGCCAGGTCCGCATCTAGGGATACGCCGTCGAACTCGACGACGACTACGTGCTTCCCGCCGCGCCCCAACGTGCGGAACTCCACCTCGAACGGCCTGTCTGCGCCGTCTCCGGTATAGTCGAATCCATACTTCCGGGCGGTCTCAGGGCTCCACGTTCTGTACCCCTCGTCATCGGTCAGGCCGTCTATGAGGCTCTCCTGCGCATGCCTATACATGTCAGGGCCGGCTATCGCGTAGAACTCGGACTCAAAGTCCGGGAACCGAATCGCCAGATCGG